CATTCAGGATGGTCTTGACCTTCAGGACGAAGAGATCGTGATGATACTCCTTCTCGGTGTACTCGTCAGTCCGCGTACCCTCGGCGTAGAGGAATTCAGCCTTCTCTTTGAGTTCCTCGATCTTGCCGAGAGTGTCGCTGAGCTTGAGCGTGGCGCGACAGGCCAGAACGGTCGAGGCCACCGCGGCCACGACACCGCCGGCGAACATCGCTTGGGGAGAATGCTTCTGTAGATGCAGGAGCGGACGGCCGAGTCTATTCGCGACCGCCACAGGAATGATTTTCATTATTATCCTTAGTCGAGGGAAATGGTCTTGGGGAGGATGAGGATGTAACCATCACGAACTCGGCGCACTTCCGCACCATGAAGATCGGTCCATCCCCATTTCTGATCCGTGTAACTGGATGACCAACCTATGAGACTACGAAGATCTGCTACGGTGACAGATTCATAGTCACGCAAGAGGTCGTACATGCGGTCGATGACTGTCTCCGCCTCGACCCTGGTGGCGAGGAGAATGTCGTCGAGTTCATGAGTTCTCACGGTGGCGGTAGGTCGACGGTCTTCGTGGCTCTGGCGCCCGATCGGGTTGTTTCCACGAACACCATAACGGGTGTAGTTGGTGGGGCCTGGGGTCGTCGTGGTTGGTCTGGAACCGTAACGGCGGCCAGGGCGGTTCTCACCATAGATCAATCTCTCAAAACCAGAGCTCATGGCTTCGACAAACATCTCTTTGGCTTGTGGAAGAAGAACATCCAGGAAGACGTAATTGATCACACCTTTGGTATCACCGCCAATGAAGACTTCTCGGAATCGCCGACCGAGCGGCTTCTTCCTCGAGGCGACTTCACCGGATACCACCGACTCAACAACCCTCTCCTGAGTGGTTTTCTCCGTTCGAGGCATTCTAGAATTGCTCGGAAACTCGGTCATGATTCCTCTCTCGGCAAAACCTAAAGCCCGTGTTCGGGGCTTGAGGTTCAGTCCTGGTTCGCAGGGGTATTCGTGCGGTTTCTGATCTTCTGATAGAAGGCGACGATTTCGTCGATCTGGTGATCGGTGTACTGTTTGGTCAGATCGCTCACGGCACCACCAATGGCAGCGCTGGCAGCCGTCACGCTCACTCGTTGGAATGTCGTTTCGGTATTGACGTTGTTCTTGATGATCTCGCGAACGATCTTCGCAGTTCCGATCCCCACGACCGTCGTTACGGCCTTCTTCAGGATCTCAATCTTCTTCACGATTGTCCTTTCGTTGGGGTCTCACTATAAGACGTGTAAAACTTGCGAGTGAGGGCGCATGTTGGTCATCAGCTGTCGTTTAAGATTCGCGTCTGGAATAGACAGGAGACCATCCGCTCGCGGGTAAGCGGCTGCCTCGCGAATCCCCTCGTTTCTCACTCAGTGATGCGATTCTGGAAAGCCAGACGCATTTCCTCGATGTCCATCATCTTGAGCTCCGAATGCGTGGGATTCCGATGCTCCTTCATCCACGCCGGGCGGTTGTCCTCCTGTTCGGCGAATGGATTCGGCGCCCCATCTTGCTTCTGTGCGGCGAGTTGTTTGCGCATCTGCTCCTGCATCTCTTCGGGAATCAGCTGGCGCACGAATTCCGCTGAGGCATTCGCGTTAGTTGCCAACTCCATCAGGAGCTCGTCGTATGCCGGAGAGTCCAACAGTTGGCTCTTCGCCTCGGCGTCCTTGATGAACCTCTCACCATCTGCCGAACGAACGCCAACAGACATCTCGATGAGGTCGCGGAATTCCTTCAGGATTGCTCGTCCATCCTTGGCGTCGATGATCCGTTGGATCCGATTCATCATATCGCCGTTGTCGGCCGCCATGGCAAGGAGTTCGGCCTTGGACATGTGGAAGTAGAAATCCTTCGATGTCTTGTTGTCGTTGAAATCCGTGTATTCGATGGTCTTCTTGAACAATGTTGCTCCCTACTGCACGCGGTCATAACCGCGAACTGGTGACGTGTTGATGGTAATGCCGATGGCCGGACGACTGCCGTCAAGCAGGGTCGCTGAGAACTTGATATCGAGCAGTTCGTCCGTATTCCATCCAACCTCGTCTGAGAATGACGTGGGCGACAGACCGATTGCTTCATAGAAGTCGGTCAGGGATGCGGAGTAGAAATTGTTGACTTGATGGTTGATGTCATTGACGGCTTTCCTAACGGTCTCCATGTCATTCTTGAAGAATCGCCCTGACAGCTCGTCGTAGAACAACACCTCGGATCCCACGATGATGATGTTCTCACCACCACCCGCCTTCTCCATGCGCTCCTTGGTGAGTTCGGAGCGCATCTTCTCTTCCTTCTGTGAACCCAGTGCTTTCACGACGCGATCCTTGTATTCCTCGGTCAGTTTCTCCGAGAGTTTGAAAGCCGCTGCTATCGCTGCCGTTCGTCGAGCCCCGATGTGATTTGCCGCGATGATGCAGGTGATGGTTGCGACCGCGGAGATGCCGGCAGGGACGAATCCTCGCCAGTAGGTTTTGACAAGGTGTCTCGTTTCGAGAAGATGCTCGGGTAGCGGCTCGCCTTCTCTCAGTGCTTCATGATATTGCGTACTGGCATCCATCCCCGCCTGCCACGCTGCACGTCCAGTGAGGGCTACCGTTGTCACAGCACCCGCGACACCCAGACCCGTTAGGATTCCGGGGGAGTTGTCGACGACGAATTTCTCAGCTGCGCTGAACACCGTCTTGATGGTCATGGAAAGCCTCCTGTACGGTGCTCATGATTCGGTCATCTCGATTCGGGATGGGCGGGAGCTTCGGCATCTCCGATTCCATATCGCGAGATCGCGCTTTCCTTGCAAGATCATAAGGGTAATTATGGTCACACAGAACATCCCGACGAGGAACAGGACAAACCACATCCATGGCGCGAGCTCAGGCACGGGTCAGCACCACCTTAGTGGTCTTACCCATCGCCGAGAGGTCGAACGAGATAGCATCCTTTCCGATCACGAAATCCTTGCTTCCCGCGCGGGACAGAACGGCCTTATTGATCTCGATCTTGGTAGAAGTCACGGTGTCGCCGGAACCCGCGAGCGGATTGAACGTTCCGACCCAGTAGAGCATCTTCGCGCCCTCGTTGTTCAGAGTGATGCGGATTTCGTTGCTCTGGATCGTCGCAGTCATCGTGGCGCCGTTCCCGCTGTCCGCCGACCAGTTGCCACTGAGGTTCTGCAAGGGGAGATTCAGGGCTGGGGTGGTTTCCGTGGTCTCGACGGCGATCTGAGTCGGCACTTGCACCGTCGTGGAGGATTTCGATGCGGAGTTGGAGTTCATGATGATCAGGATCCCGACGACTGTAACACTGATCACGAAGGCAAGTGCGACGGTCAAGAAGATTTTCGCGTTCTTCGACATGGTTTCCTTCTTTCTTGTTGTTGGTGTCCCTACGAAAACCTAAACCCCTTGCGGGGTTGTTGGTTTACTTGATTTTGGCTTGAGCGGTAATGACAACGACATCACAGATGGTCTTCAATACTCGGTTGGCGGCGATCACCACGCCGATAGCGCCGATGGTCTTGATCGTGTATTCCGTCGCGATCTCAGCGATCTGATGGGGATTCACGGTCGTGACTTCGATGTTCTCGGGGATGGTTTTGCCGTCCTTGACGAATTTCACCTGCATGTGGCGGTTGCCCAACATGGCTCATTCCTTTCGTAGGGTCTCATCATAAGCCATGTAATTCTTGCGGTCTATTTCTGGAACAAAACGATGATTGATGAGATGGTATAAACCCAGATGAGAAGGCACACTAAGGCCAGAATGAACAAAGCCCAATTGAATTTCATTCGGGGATCCATCCATGAGTGGCCCAACGACCATTACTGAGGATCTGGATGGCAAGGTCGGCCTGACCTCCATATCCTCCATAAGCATTCTCTCCCGCGACCGTATGAGTGAACATGGAGTCATTGATGGGTCTGACGTATTCGAATCCTTCACTTCCATCGAGCGGACGCTTGAACGATTTCCCGAGGAGTAATCCTTGCACGACCTCGGACAGGCTCACGGTCATTGTTCTCTCCTATTTTTTTCGAAAACCTAAAGCCCTTGTGAAGGGCTTATTGGTTTGAGTTCAGTTCTTGGCGGTCTTCTTGGTCTCGGTCTCCTCGCGCTTGGCTCGGCGGGAACGCTCGATCTTCTTGGTCACGATCGTCACCGTCGTGATGACGGTGGTGAACGCGGCCGTTCCGACGAACGATCCGACAGCGGCGCTGACGAGGGTCTTCTTGTCCATGGTATCTCCTTGATACTGGTAGGGTCTCATTATAGGCCTTGTAAAACTTGCGGATGGAAAAACAAAATCCATGTAAAACGCCCGAAAACCATACGACATGCCCGGGGGAGTGGGGCATGCCGTATGGCTTCGAGTTTCTTCTGGTTGGCTTTCTTCAGGTGATCTTTCGGAGAAGTCCGAAAGCCTTCGAGGCGATCACATGGGCGCGCTCGTGGTTGAGGATCATGAACATTCCGGCGAGGTGTGTCCCGACAGTCACCCAGGTCTCCAGGCTGACAGAATCCTTCTTGCGTAGTTCGACGAGTTTGGCGACCGAAGCGGTCATCTTGCTGTGCGTGTCGGAGTCGTTTCTCCGAAGTTGCACGAGTTTCGCAACGGCAGATGCCATTTTGTCGTATTCTTCATCATATGCAGTGAGGTTTTCCATCAGTCCGAGGAGCTGGAGGATTTGAGTGTCGAGAGCGAGTTCTACCTCGTCCCGTTGGTCCACAGTATCCAACAACCCGAGTTCGCTCAGAATTCTGGCGTCGAGTGCTTTCTGGACTTTGTCTTCTTGTCTCTTGAACATGGCTAGTCCTTTCGGTGGTCTCATTACTAGCCATGTATTTCTTGCGTCACAACCCGATGTCACGCACGACATTCAGGTACACCTTGCTTCCGGCAGTGAACACCGGATTCTCCTGATGCACGGTGAGGCGGCTGATCTGGGCATTTCCATCCGGATCCGTTCCGAACACCAGATCACCAATCGCTTTGGGATCCTGAGCCTTGAAGTTACTTGAACTCCGACCGAGCAGAGCACCCAAGAACGTGTCCACGAGAGTGATAATCCCCGCAGTGGGGGTTGCACCATCCCAGGCGAGAACCACACCAAGACCCAGGATCAAGGCAGCGATGGCGGGAAGAACCACCAGAGCCAGATATTTCAAGAAATCATACACCTTCGGCGGGAAGGTGAAACCGGTCTCATCCATCACTGCTCTCCTCTTGGTATTTTTCCAAACGGGCAACTCTCTGTTTGAGGATTCTGTTTTCCTCATGGATTCGTTCGTTATCAATTTGCAATTCTCTGACTTTGATACGGAGATTTCGATTTTGCTCATAAATTTCATCGATTTCTTTGTCTTGACGTTCAATTGTTTCGATATCCATTTTGCGAGCACGATTATAGGCTTCAGTTTCGGCCAAGGTTTTCGAATTCATGACGGAGGCATCACTATCGTACTGAGCGGCTTTACGTGCCGATCGCCCTGCAAGAACGGCAGAAGTCAAACTAACTAAAGCAACGATAATGAGAGCCCAGTCAGATCCCTTCATTGGGTCTCACCGCCGAATGATCTGGATTCGACAAACCGGAAATTGCCCACCACATGAAGGCCAGGATACTCCATATCAAAGCTTGAGACCAATTTCCACTTGGCGAACCGAAAAATATTACCCCCAGGAGATATACGGATGCCCATCCTGACGACATCCCCGTCAGGGCCATATAGCCCCATTTCTCTGAGAAAGGAGGCCATCGCGAGGAGATCATGGAAAGAAGCCCGGTCATTATGAACAACGAACCCCAGAATTCAAGAGGAGCTACTTGGAGGACGACTTTGAGAGCTCGTTCTCTCGCAGGGTTGGGAGGTAGATTGAAGAACAAGAAGCCAATCAATGCATACAGAAAACCACCCACCATCAAGATGAGACTATGCCGTTTCCAAGGTCGGAGCCCCCAGAAACGAGCCCTTACAGAGCCGTGCTCCGCCATGTCCCTATTGTTTTCACCCACGGCTCCGCCACCTTCCATACGCCACTAACTCGGACGTAGGGTACAGCGCGTTTCCATTCAGACCCTACGAGTATCAATGCTCCTGCGATCAGATCAATACGAGAACGCACTGACCATGACCCCCAACCTACTGAATTTCGAGAACGTGCCCAGAAGTAATAGGATCCTCCCGGGTTAAGATCTTCAAGGAGAACACCAGCTACTCCACCACTATCGGTAATGAAATCGGTGGGGGCGCTTGAGTTCAATCCATATCCTATTTGTCGTTCTAGAATTGGAGCATTTCCGGGATTGTTCCCGTACACATATTGCAGACGCACAGAAACCTGTGACTTCTCCAGGATAGTCGGTCCATTGGGGGCGGGAGGGGTAGACCATGTCACCCCGTCAAGGCGATTTGACCATGCACTCCATCCGATTGAATTGCGACCACGAGCCCAGAAATAGACACGTTGACCGGAAGAAAATCCCCCAACATCTGATACTCCGCCGGATCCCACAAGAGCAGAAGGGCCGCTTGGGGAGAGACCGTATCCGATCTGCCATTCAAGAACTGCAGAGCCACCATCATAGGTTCCCACAAAGACGACATGAAATGCCGATGAGGATATAGGAGTGACTTCCTGCATGATTGGAGCACCAGGAACTGTAGCTCGCTGGATGAATTGGAAGAAGTCAGTCGTCGGCCATCCGAGACCAGCACCTTCAATAGTGAATCGAATTGTTTGATCGTATCCAACATAGATGGATCCAAATAGTTGCCAGTTTCCACCTCGCAAGAGCCGGAATTTCTGGCGAGAGCTGGTTCCATTGGCACCCCAGGACCACCATTGATCGTTGTTCCATGTCGAGGGACCCGTTTTGAACCAGAATTCAACCCATCCGCCAAGGTCGCGAATCATCATGGTATTCGATGCGTTAATGACGTGAATATAATCGGCCATAGCTCACCTATGGTAATATCTTGAAGTAGATGTCTCCGTCCATACCGCCCGTGGGATCCGCAGTTCCTGAGGAAATCCCTGAGGAGGTTCGGAAAGCATCTTTGGAACTGGGGACAAGTGATTTCAGGAAAGCGATGAAGTCGCGCGACCGGTTGATCTCACGAGCTCCCCATTTGACCTTTCCTTCTTCCCCTGAATCTGGTACCAGGGGAAAGCCTGCGGCGACCGCGGCATCTCCAATAGCCACGATAACCCCCTTTCTCTACTGGTTGAACCAGTATTCTTCAGAACCCATGGCGGACCAATCAACATCGTATTTCCAGGAGGCCCAGGTTCCGGGGTTGACAAAGGAATTCGTAATCAAGGAAGGATAGGCAGCATCTCCTGCGCTATCGGATTTGAAAATCTGCTCAACGACACGCATGAAGGCTGTTCCGCCATCGGCACCACGAACCTCAACGATATCGCCAAGATTGTAATCTCTCTCATAGACGTAGATGCTATTTTTAGCCACCTCGCCATCATAAACGTTAATGGGGCGCGAACGCCCCAGCTCTTCCTCTCCCAATTTGATCAAATATGCCGGAACTTCCGCAAGAGTCATGTCTTCGGGAAGTTGCGTCACTGACAAGAATTTGGTTTTCTGATCGAAACCGCCTTCCGAGAAGGCTAGTTCCGGTGCTTCCACGAAAGCGTTGAGTGTGGTGTCATTATCGAATTCATCTTTGTAGAAATACACTACCTGAACGGCATTGAAATACCGGGAATTGTCGATCAGGTTTGTTGTGTCAATAAGATTTGCCATATCCTTCGAAAATATGACAGGCATGAAATCAGACTGGCGAGAGGTTCGATCACATCCCATAATACCTTCGAAATATAGTTTTGCTGCGTTGGGATCCTTGTAGAGACGGAATCCGATATCATAGGCGGTACAAATCTTGCGAAGGGCTTCGTAAAGACTCATCGGTGGCGTAAACCATTCGAAATCTTCACCCCAGGGAGGAAGGATATTCTCGACAGGATACAATGATCCTGTAGTTTCCAAGAAGGGAATGTTATCACCATCAGAGATCTCATTATCATGACAAATCTGAAAGAAATAGTACGACAAGAGTTCGAGAGGGTTCCATCCAATGGTATGCCATGTAGGGAGGATACGCCCCGGTTCGAATGTATCGATATGCACCAGAACGCGTTTCTCTGTCATGAGATTCAAACAACGGCCTTTAATTTTCAGGAGAGAACCTTTTTCTACATCCTCAGTGTCCTCCACTGATTCGATAATCATCACACGCTTGGATTGCGAAATGACGATTTTCGTATCAATGACGAATCGACGCCGATTATTCGGTTTTCCGAGCGTGATCAATTCGAAATCACCGATTGAATCCCAACGCTCTGTCCAAATGAAGGAAATATATTCATCCACAACGTCAACTGGTCTCAACAATGCATCGAGAATATAGATGTCCATTACAGACCACCATACCTCACGACATATTCAAGAACATAGGGGATGGGATCCCCCGGAGCATAAATCCTGAAATTGTTCAGACCTTCGCCTAGCTCGATCCATTTTGACTGTGCGGATCGACCATACAAATATGAACTAGGAACACCAGCTCGAGTGAGAGTAATTCCCTTGTTACCCTTGAGCGAACTAACAACAAGGATATCATCATCGAGCAATGTACCCGAGAAATCGAGTTGGAGGATATTTCCTCCTTCATCAACATTGTAGATGGTGAATCCACTCAAGGAGCGATTGAGATTGAGTGTCACAACGACACCCGTCTCGATATTCCCAGGGTAATTCAGAACAATGGGCGTAGTACCACTTGTCGTGACACCGTTCACTGTCACCATTCGTGGATCCACGAAATCGGGATCATAACACATGATGGAAATATCCACATTCGGATCTTGATCGAAAAGTGGTGAACTACATTCCTCCACTATACCTTTGATATCCACATACAATCCTGTGTCGCTGTAGAAACGAAGATTGATTTCAGATTTCGGCATGAAGAAAGGATATAATCCTTGCCGTAATGTTGTATAGGTGTCATCCATGAAATCGGGTTCGAGATCGAGTTTGATTTTGATATTTCTGGCGCCACGTTTGGCGAATTGGAATGCTTCCCCATCAGTGCCAGCATAGCTCGATGATGTCAGGACGGCCTGAACAGGATCCAAACCATCGATATCGGCAATTTGATAAGGATTTTCATCTTCCAGGATCGCCAATGTCAGAATATTCCCACGACGATTGGTGACTTCCACTTTAGTGAACACGGTCAGTCTCCTTTCGTCCGTGAGATGAGGTTCTTAGTCTGGCGATAGATTTCGACCTCAGACAATGCTTTCGGAGAAGTATTGTTCTGAATGAAATTAACGGTATCGCCGGAGCCGATTGTACCATCCACTTCTCCAGCATCCCGATTGTCTTCGAAACCAGCGTTGGCATTCTGAGCATTTCTCGCAGCGGCAGCAATGTCAAACGACGGTGCAGCAAGGATATCTGCGAGAGCTGCGGCCTCTCCTCGCACCTGCGAAAGGTCCAACACCGGAGAAATAGTAGGGTTGAAATCGATGAGATCCTTACCCAGAACGGAACTTAGTCCACTCAGAGTCTTCCCCATCGAATCGATCATGTTCTCGCCCACTCCGACAGTCGAATGAACGGCCAAATCGCCATATTTATCCAAACCTCCGGCAAGACCCAACATCAGCATCTTACCAACCCATTTCATCTTCTTGGAGGGAGAGAAAATGTCGAAGAAATCGACGATTCCATCCCACATTTTTTTGGCGATATTGATAGCTGCGTCAACAACTTTCTTCACCAACGCACCAAGACCTCGAATGATTCCTTCGATGATGGCTGTCGCGATATCCCACCCAGCATTGACCAATTTCTCGCCAGCACCGCGAATGGCATCCGCAACGCCATGGATGAAGTCGAAAATCATATTCACAGCAGCTTCGATGATCTTACCCGAATTCCGACCGATTCCCTCGAGGAAAGCGATGACAATCCGAGCACCTTGATCAACAACTTTCCCAATGTTATCAGCGATACCTCGCAATATGGAGATGATAATCTTCAAACCAGAATCCACGAATTTCGGTGTTGCTTCGGCCAATTTCTCAAGAAGCTGGACAAGCATTGTTACGACCGTATCGATGATCTTGGGGATCACCGAAATAATGGCGTCAAGGAAAGCATTCATCAGTGTCTTGATGGCGTCAAGAATTGCTGGTCCAGAAACCGCGATCACTTTGGCAAACGCGACAAGGCCGAGGGCGATCTGCTCCATGACATAGGGGATCAAGCCCACAAGGCCCGCCACAATACCGACAATAGCCGCGACTGCTCCTGTCCCTGCAGCGGCAAGGATAGATAAACCCACAGCAAATGCCAGTACGCCAACGCCTGCTGCCAGAACCGCCAGGGCGAGAAGGCCTATGGCTGCAGCAAGAGCGAAGAGCACGGGGACGATGGGCGCCAACACAAGACCGGCAATACCGATAATGACGAACACGCCAGCAAGACCGACGAGTCCTTTGATGATTTCTTCCCAACTCATTTTTCCCAATGTGGTGAGAACGGGAAGAAGGATCCTCAATGCAGCCGCGACCACAAGAATCGCTGCGGCACCGGAAAGAGATCCCTGCATCACTCGAACAGCAACAGCGATAGAAATCAGAGATGCTGCCAGTACTGTCAGAGATTTGATGATTTCATTCTTCGACATGGCGGCCATCTCAGCCAGCGCGTCATTCAAGATATGCAATGCAGCGGCCACGATTAGAATTGCAGCGGCATTCAAAACCGATCCCTTGGGAATGATCTTCAATGCCACAGCGATAGACAATAAGGCTCCCGCCAATACTGTAAGGCCGCGGGCAATTTCTCCCCAATTCAGATCGGACATTCTACCCACGCCATCGGCGATGAGATTCAAGGCGGTAGCGACAATCAAGATTCCCGCAGCCTTGAAGGTAGCACCATTGGGCAGAAGATTGATTGCGGCTGTGATCAATCCGAGGCCAACCGCAACTCCGGCCATTCCTCGAGCCAATTGCTCCCAATTGAATTTCGTGAAGTCTTCGATTGCACTGGCTAGGATCTTCAAACCCACAGCCAGAAGGACAATTCCTGCCCCCTGAGAAATCCCGCCCTTATCCGCTTCAGCGAATTTGGTGAAGAGAGCGAGCGCTGCCAGAATTGCACCGACACCCACAAGACCCTTGACCAGACTCTGCCAATCCATTCCGCCTAGTTCTTGCACTGATTCAACCAGAAGGCGAATCGCTGCGGCCAAGATCACTAAGCCTGCGGCTGTTCGAATCATTCCTGGTGCCAAAGTATTGAGGCGATTGCTAGCAGCAACCAGGGTCCCCAGAAGAATTGCTACTGCGATCAAGCCTTTGTGAAGAGTTTCAAGATCCATGCTACCGAGCTTTTCAACCGAACTCGCCAGAACGCGCACCGCGAGGGCGAGAAGTATGAGACCGGCGGACATCAGGCCTACTTTAACCGCAGATCCTCCGGAGCTAATTTTGTTGAAAGCCACGAAAGCAAGGCTCAGTTGAGTGAACATGACAGCAATGGCTGCAGAGGCTCGCGTCAAACCACCAGCATCGATATCTGCGAGACCAATAAACGAGAGAGTCAGCACACCAATCGCTAGCGCAATACCCAGAAGAGCAGCGGCATTAAGAGCATTCTGCATTCCCTTGAGAGAACCAGTGAGTCCTTCGATAGCGCCCTTAACCCCATCAAGAAGTCCACCATCGAGTTTGAAATCGCCGAATTTCGAAACGAATTTCTTGAAGAGGAGAATTAATCCAGCGAATAAACCGGTGTTGATAGCTCCGAGAATGGCATCGAAATTTAGACCACCCTGGAATACTCCGGCGATCGCAGCTCCAACGCCCTTTGCCCAACTAACAAATTCCTTAGTAACCTTCTTGACATTCTCTGCAACTGTCGAGAAAATATCATGGATTCTCTGCCATGTTGAGGCGATGAGTTTCCCGAGACGATCGAGAGGACTCATCGAGTCCACTAATCCCCCGATGGATTCCTTCGCTGCTTCTGCGCCGCCTCCGACCCCGGAGAATAGTTTTCCGAACAGCCCAATCAGAGTCTTGAGGATATTGATCGGGTAAGAGAGGACTTTCCCGATAAAATCGAAAACCTTCCCGAAAGCATCACCATCCCGGATGGTCTGGTGGAGTTCGTACAAGAAATCACCGATAGTTCCGGTGAATTTGAGAATCCCCCCGGAGCCAGCCGTGAGGCTTCCAACGAGGTCGAAGATGAATTTGACACCGGCTTTAATTAACTCCCAGCCGATTCCCAAGATCGCAAACAATCCGGCAAATGTCCTCCGGAGGTTATTTGCGGTTTCCTCTCCTATTTTGAGTTTCGCCATGAAGTCTCGGAATGCGACTGTCATGTCGAAAAGTTGTTTGGCAGTTGTCGCCGGGAAGATCTCCCGGAAAGCGTCCTTGATCGGCTTCAGAATCGCCATAAGTGCCTTGAAAGCATTGGCGATTCCATCGATCAGAGCTTGACGACCACCGAGATCCTTCCATCCTTGAAGAAGATTGTTACGAGCATCAGCGGATGCGCTGATCATCCCACCGAGAACATTGTTGACACCCGTGAACAAATCTTTGGCTTCATCGAAATCGCCAAAGACAATTTGCCATGTCTTCGACCAACCGGATCCCACAGCTTCTCGCAGAGTATCCAGCAATTGGCTCATGGATTTCACTTTGGTGGCGGCATCGACAGCCGTCTTGCCCATCTCAAGGATCCCCTTGATTTGAGCTTCGGTGTAGCCCATGGATTTCAGTTGATCTGCGGTGAGATCACCCGTGAATTTGCTGAGTGTCTCTGTCAGAACCTTACTGGTGAGCCATCCTTCTTGGAGACTCATGCGGAATGAGCCATTCTTCTTGATCATGCTGTCAACAGCAATACCTTGCGCGCGGGCCGTCTCGACCAATGCGTCTTGGAAGACTTTGCCACCCAAACCGGCGTTAACGACCGAGTTCCAGTCTTCCAGACTGACTTTGCCTGCAGAAATAGCCTGCGAGAGCTGATACATTGCTGTAGAAGCTTGTTCAGCATTCGATCCCGATACCGCAGCCAAGTTGGCGATACCCTTGATAGCATTAGTAGCGACATCCAGGGTCACACCAGCAGCAGTGAAGGTACCGATATTCCGAGCCATCTCGGAGAAGTTGTAAATTGTCTGATCCGAGTAAGTATTCAATTTACCCAGAGCATCATTGACTTTCGCGAGACCTTCGGCGCCCTTTAGACCAGTATTCGAAAGAACAGTCTGAATGGAACCGAGATTTGTCTCATATTCTTTGAATCCTGCAATGATCGGTTCAACAGAAAGTGATTTTGCCAAACTCAGACCTGCATTGACTGCTTTGTTGACGATATTTGTCAGAGCGGTGATGGCCGCGATCTCCAGAGCACTAAATCGCTGCGCTAAACCAGAAACTTGTTCCTGAGCGCCGCCTGTGTTGAAACGACCGACTGCATCGCTAGCTTGTTGTATTCCTGCCGAAGCTCCATCGAGCTGAAGTGCCTTGTCCAGAGCCTGAAGCTGTGACATGGTTGAGCTGACGCCGTTGGCGAAAGTCGCGTTGTCAAACTTCATGCGAACAATGCGCTCTTCAACATTACTCATGCAGAGGTCACCGCCTTCCATACAGTCTCTGCGATTTGATCAAATATAGGACGCATGGTTGGATTGATGTAATCGATACCTTGTACAAAACCACCAGTTCCTGTGCCATGACCATATTGAATCATGACAGCAACGGGAAAACCATTCTCAACATCATCATTTGTCCAGAAAATATTGATGGATTTTCCTGTCTTTGTGATTTCATAATCCCAGGACAATGCTGCTCTTCCGGAATCGCTAGGCGTTGCTGCCGCAAGAGCCTGCACACCCTTTTTTGCCTGTGTTTCAATAACACGATCGATTTTTAGATCTATTAATCTTCGAAGAAATGCTTCTGTCTCTGAAAATGATCCTTTACTTGAACGTGATATCATGAAACCCCCTCTCAGATAGAAGGAAGTCTCTCTACGCGCAGAACTGCGCCACGTAATTCTGATCCAGCAATATTGATATAGACCTGTAGTCGAATATGTTGGTTGGCCGGGAGTTCACCGAAATCATGGGCAGTGAAATCCATAAACCCTGATGGAGCCCCCGATCCCATTAAGCCGTTGGTGTTGAAAAGTTTATAGGTGTTCGGAATACTAGGATATTCCATTTGAACATTTGTATAATAAGGGCCTGGGTTGTATGTCGTTTGCGACATACCCATCATGTGATATCGCCCATTTTCAGTCACCTGAACATAACCACCGACTGAAGATGATGATCCCGCACTCCATGTGAAAAGGTCAGTATCGTTTGTTGCCAAAAGACTGAATCCCCACACCGCTGTTGCGAGATTACCCCACGATAGAGTTCCGCGAGACAACTCAATGTAAGGATTATCTCCTGTGGGATTACCCTTATATCTCCAACCGGTACCATCCCACAGCCAGATATATCCCTTGTCGGTCTGCTTGACGATATAACCGTAAGGGAGACTTCCGGTGGAAATGGCCAGAAGAGCCGTTCTATTCGCCACGGTGTGTATTTTAAGATTGGCAATATCCGTAGTATTCGTTGACACATTGGTATTCGTAGTATCCAGTTGGGATTTGACAACGACATCATCACTTGCTGCCGCAACAGCGGCTTTGATCGTTCCCGTACCCGTCCGAAGAGCCAATTTACTGGCGGTGGCTGCAGTGGTAGCATCGGCCGTCTGCCAAAAACCGCCAGAACTGATTCCATCCAACAGATCCGAATCCGCAGCCTTCCCGAGAATAGGAAGATATTGCGAGTCGAACGCCGGATCCAGATCGGACCAAGCACTCACTCCATTTCCTATCTTGATGATCCCTGTATCTGTGGTGACCCCGAGTTCACCATTCGCCAAAACATATCCCGATGTTGCCCACACAGCCTCGGTTGCGCGCCGCTGCTGCATTCGTGTGCCATCTGCCATTACAGCGCACCTCCATCTATCGTTTCGTCAACAGGTGTTGACGGTGTGCCGGCATCATAGGTTACGAAGACAGGAGTGAATGGTGTTCCTGCATCGTAAACGGTGTCCAAATAAGAGTCAAAGATGAACATAAGTTCTCCCGCTGAAGGAAGAGTCGCTTCTGTGGTTTCCGTACCGTAGAAGAGATCTTCCAATTGCGTGAGTAACTCTGCGGGGATGTCTCGAGAGTCGATAATGAAATATGCTGAGGGACGGAATCCCGAGATTCTTTCAGGACGAGAAGTGATTTTCCAACTGAGCGTCATCGGCTCATTTTGATCGACGAGTGTACGATAACCTCGAGTTGAGGGTTCCGCTTTCAGGTTGTAAAGAACGTGAAGTTTGTAAGCCTTCTCCAAACCGGCAATATCGTTACCCACTTTGGTGCGGAACACCATACCAAAAGATTTCCGACGCTGCTGAGTGACTCTTAAGCCGTTTTGGAATCGTGAAGTTCCATCACATTGTTCGAATGAGGGAGGATACGTAAACGCATCCAGTGTTCCTTCGAAATTTTCGGGAGATGTTCTGTTGCTGATCTTGATTCCATCGAGATATCGAGGTGTGGATTCTCCGCCAGACTGTTGTTTGCTGAAGTTCACCAAACCAACCCAAGGAATTCCCGGATTGTTGTCGATATAGAGCACACCGCGATCAATTCCAGCCTCAAAATAGCGTTCGCCGTTTTGAGACCAGGTAATTCTCGTCATCACACCTCCCTATCCTCTTGTGTTGTGTTTGGCGAGACGACTCCTATTCAATGCCCTTCTTTCAGCAAGCGACATTTTACGTTTCGGTGTATTCTTCAGATTGATCACTCGGATAAGAGTAATCAAACGATTCAGATGCCAGTGCTGGAACTCAACAGGTACGTGCATTGAGATCATCCAATAATAAATGAGTTCGGTTGTAATGGTTTCTCGAGATTGAGGTTCATTCAGATCTGTATACAACTTGGTTGCTGTCATCTCATCACCGATGTAATCTTCGATCTTGCTCATATGATTCTCAACGAGTTTCTGGAAAACTCCCGGAGGCAATTCATCATTAAGGATCATGAATTTGATATACGAAAGTGTTTGTTGTGGCGTTTTGTCTTTCTTACTGAGGAAAGGAATCTTCCAGGATGACTCCCATTTTGACGCTGAGACTAAGGAATGCTCGAGCATCACTGTGAAAGTCTTCGTGGCGACGAATCTTTCGTTCACTTCGTCGTACGATTCCTCCAGTGCGACGTCAACCTCGAGCATTCCTTATCTCCATTCGAACTAGGCGAAGGTGATGAGCCATTCGTCCTGAACCGGCGTCGGGAACTTGTATCCCGTGGCCGGACGAGCCCGGACGAGCGTGTTCGCCGTGATCGGCGCCGTCGGACCGGGGGCCATCAGGACGCCATCGATGTAGTATTCGACACCCGTGACGGTCGGGATGGTGATGATATCGGTCGACGAGTTGTATGTCGGTGCCGTGGGAGTCGCCAGAGTCAGCGTCGACGCCAAGATCATGATGACGTCCGCCGGAGACGGCATGGACGGAGGCTCGGAAACCGTTCCGTACAGGTAGGATTCGAGAGTGGCGAGCTTGGCCGGATCGACCTTCGTACTGTCGATGACCATGCTGGCCGTCGGAGCGTACGGGGTACCGAGAACGGTTCCCACGGCGAGTGGCGTGGTGGTGACCTCCCACGAGAATGTGATGGCCTCGGGGGAATCGTTCACCGTACTATACGCCTTCTCGGATGGTGATGCGATAGCACCCCACACCAGATGGAGTTTGAAACCGTGCGCGTTGCCCTGCGTGTCATTGCCCTTGATCGTTCGATAACAGAAACCGAACGGCTTGCGAGGCTGTTGGCCGAGACTCAGTCCCGGTGTCGGGCTCGCGGAGCCGTCATTCTGCTCGAACTCGGGCGGGTAGTAGTACGCCTCGATGGTGCACCCGAAGAGCTCGGTCGAAATCAGATTCAGGTACTTGATGTTGTCCGCGTACTGTGGGTTGGCCTCCGCGCCAGTCGGCGATTCGGTGACGGTAGTCAGACCATTCCACGCCACACCGTCGACGTACTCACCGGTCTCATCGATCTGGTAGAGAACACCGTGGTCGACGCCGGTCTCGTACATGCGTTCGCCCGTGTTGTCCCATGTCAGGACTGCCATGCGTTTTCCTTTCAGAAGTAGATGTTGAACACGTCATGGTTCAGGTTATCCGCGACGTAAAACCGTTCGTGTGCGCACATCGGGAGCGCCGCAATTGCGTCGAACGCGGATTCATCGGGATTTCGGGTGATCATTATCACCTGATATTGTTTAGCTACCCAATAGGGCATATTGTCAGCGAATTCGGTTTCTGCTCTTGCTCGTTGGTAGACAATTGCGGGGAATGTCATTGCCACATTGGCAGGAGGTTGGAAGTATACATTAGGGAGAATCGATTCAAGTTTCGATTGCAGCTGTGCCCTCGGGGCCATTGTATACACCTCCCAGCCTCAAGAGAAGACGGGGACTCTGGACTTCGACATCAGTCACTTCCCAACGAGTCCCCGTCCACTCTACATACCGAATGGCAAAGAGATGTTCGTTCGCGTGCGTATCCGACACAATCGAAATGGAGTGCGAGAGGCGCAAGTCACTATTGATCTTGTCGTCATTCTCACTGGAGCGACTGTTCCGGATGACATCACCGTAGTAATAACGATAGGTGATGACTTCGGTATGAACACCCACTCCTTGGTTTTGTGTCGTTCCGAACCCGACCTTCCCATAGAACCTTGCCATTCCGAACCCCTTACGGGCGGGTGAAGACCCAGTCGGCGTCGAAGTTGTGCGGGAAGTAGTAACCGGTGTTCGGGACGGCCATGATCGACTGCGACTGACCGGAAGTCAGGGCGGTCTGCGCACCCGCGGAGAGCGTGGTGCCGGCAGCACCCAGAGGGCCGGTTCCCTGCACCTTGTAGGTGACACCCGTGACGGTCGGGATGGTGATGACACCCGTACCCGAAACGAAGGTCGGAACGGTGGGGGTCGCGAGCGTGCCCGCACCGCGCGTGATGACCTGAGCTCGCTTGTGCTGAGTCAGAGCACCGGACATGCGTCCCTCGATCAGGTACTTGTACTGGTTGTAGTCGATGTCGAAGTCATCGAACGTGGTGATTTCGCCACCACGAGTCGAACCGACCGCGTAGTCCGACAGATTGGTGATGATCATGAGAAC